TTAAGGTCCCGGATCATCCTGATGTCAAGACGATCGATGCGTTGGTTGTTGCCATTACGAAGGAGCACCTGTGGAAAATAAAACCCTAATCAACTGGGTTGAGGGGATGATTCCTATCAAGGAGCTACAGGAGTGCGTGTATCCTACTCTGCACGTCCTGGATCCTTTGACATGGGAATCATCTTCTTACAGGAGCTTTGAAGACGATAGCGAACTGAAAGATCACTATCACAGCCTACTTCAAGGAGAGCAGGGAGAGGTTAGTCAGGCTCTTAAGGAAGCGAGTGATGCGGATCTTGCCGAGATTCTGAATCCGACGGAGAAAGAAGTCAACACCCGGCGAGGTTTGGCCCTGATTGAGCATACCCGGGAGCGATTACTGGAGCTTGATGCTCAGATTACTCGCCAGCTGCGTATGTATCAGAGCGTAAGAGATCACGCTATGATAGAGATGGAGCGGCGAGCTCGGGTCAATATGGTAAAGCAGGGTGGAGAACATTTGGATGCATTTGTCTCCCGCTTTATATTTGGGCCTGACGTTGCTCCGCTACGACCTTACCCAAATCTGCCAGTAGAACAACTAGGCAACGAGCCAAAACCCAGGACCTTTATTCGAGCTCGAGTAAAGTCAGGGAAGACGATTTATGTTGAGCATCTCACCTTTGACATTCCAGATGTCTATCACGATGAGTTACTTGCGACGCTTAAGGAAGCTAAGTTGATAGCTGCGAGCACGAGCAGTCATTATTACTCATACTATTCCAATGTGCCCCCGCTGCAAACTGACCAGAAGATCGCCCGGGTTTATTACAAGATGGGCTTCAAGCCCAAACCCGTTGTAACCATTAACTACCGTTGCCATTGGTATAACTCCAGTTGGAATAACGGTTGGACATTAGGACGTTCACGGCAGATGAAGACTAGTGAATTGGAGCCGATAGAATAATGCCTATAAAACTGGATTGGCTTCCATCTGGCGTGGTTGGAGCAAAGAAGAAGCCGAGGAAGAAGTCGGCTAAGAAGAAAGTAGTCAAGGAGAAGGTGATTAAACCACCTCCACCTCCCGTGCGGGAGAGCCCGTTCAAGCTGCACGATGTAGTCTGGCGCCCTAAAGGAAACTACCCTGGTGTGGAATGGATCAAGGGAAAGATCCTCAAGTGTCAGCGCCCCACGAAAGAAGACAAGCGATGGAACTATACCTTTGAAGATGGGAATGATTTCGAAGAGTCACAGCTCTTTCCACTAAGTATCTTCCACATGATTGCGACCGACGCAGTCAAGTTGCGCAAGGCGCCCTTCGAGACTGAGTTGAACAACGTCTTTGACGGAACTGCCAATATCTTCGCCGTTTACCGCACCGGTCAGAAACGACCTTGGGCTTACTATGTATTCCCAAAGGGCTATCTGAATACCTTATGCAAACAAGCGGAGTGGACGAATCCTGTTTATGGCGGAGCTGAGAGAGGTTATGTTCATCTAGTGCCGGCGGAGAAGCTAGAGCTAAAGCTTCTGCCTATCAGTTCCCACCCACGGGAGATCTTGACATACCTAGGCCTACATGTGTATAGTAGGCTATGGATGAAGCAGGTGAATAATGGCAATCAAGAAAACTCTTAACACATCTGTCGTCTCGCGACAGATAGAAGAAGACATACATGTGCCTTTTCATGTCATTGGCACGCCGGAGTGGATCAATGAATCAATTGGAGAAGGCGCTGTTTCAGCATCAGACATCACCCGAGTATATTCTTCAAAAGACTTATATATACCTACGGCGTGGCTCAAGGCGCAGAAGGAGCTCGGGGTTGACTCCGAGACAGGCGGCGACAATAAACGCGATGGACTGGATCCGTTATCGGGATCGTCCAGGATGCTTCTATTCCAGTTGGGTACTCCCGAGATGGTTTACCTTATTGAACCAAAGCTGGTTCCGGAATTTAAGGAAATCCTTGAGAACCAAGACAAGCTCTTCATAACACAGAATGGAGTATACGACTTCAAGTTCGTACTGGCAAAATATAGCGTCCACTTTATCAATTATAAGTATCAAGCCAAAAAGAAAGTCTATACCCCGTGCCTCTATGACACGATGCTGGCTGAACAGCTCATTACGGCGGGCCTGTATGGCGTGCAGGTGGGCCTCGAAGAACTGGCAGAGAAGTATCCACCGCATAGGCTCATCTCAAAGGCTGTGCGACGTGAGTTTATTGATATGCGTGGAGTGCTTGAATATAGACACCTCTATTATGCGGCACGCGACGTGTATCTACTTTTCGATATCAAAGCCGGACAGCTTTTGGAAGCTGCAAAGCATAAAGGTATGTGGGAACGAATGCAGACTGAGTTTTGTGCCATGCCTGGCACCGCCGATGCCGAGCTAACAGGCTTTGATTTGGATGAAGTGCGCATTGGTTATACATTAGAGCATTGGGTGGCGAAGGCCAAGGACATTCGTGCCAAAGTCAATAAGATAGGCAACGAAGAACTTGTGAAGAAAGGTTTGAAGCCCAACTTCGTTCTTCCTGATTGTAATGTGGAGTTCGATCTAGACTCCTCATCCAAGAAATTGGCAATGCTCAAGATGTTGGGCTTCGATGTGAAGAATACTAAGCGCGAGACACTGTTGGCATTGGACTCTCCAATTGGCCAGTTACTCGGCGATTATTCCGAGTGCACGAAGATTATCTCCACTTATGGAGAGAGGATGCTCAAGCGCCGGTCAAAGACGGATGGCAGATTGCACCCAGAGTTCAACCAATTAGGGTCGGGAGACATTGAGAAGAGGAAGGGCGGAGACAAAGCGACTACGATTGCTACTGGTCGATGGTCTTCCGATGCTCAGCAGTTTCCAAGACCAGATCATATTTATACGCCCTGCGATAAGGCAGATGCTAGTTTGGCAATCAGTTTGTTTTCGCAGAAGTACAATGAGGTCTTAGCGGACCTCACTAAACCAAAGGAGACCCCTGGTGGCACAACGCAACAGAGTGTTACGAACGACCAAGTTCCGGCTAAGTGAGATTAAGGGAGAGTTCCCTGACATCTGCAAAGAACTGGAAGAGTTGTTCACGGAGTTCGAGCGGTACAAGACCAGTATGGTGGAGGAATATCGAAAGGCAGCGGAAGTCCTGGCTGACCTGGATATCTCCAAAGCCATGACGGTTAAGTCAATGGGACGCTTCCTACGCAAAGCCGGCGAAGCTATTCCAATGGTCAAGGTTGAGCCTCAGTGGTGGATCTACCGAACCAAGGAAGGCGAGATTATTCTGGAATCCGCATTCACCGAGCGCGATTATCGCAATGCCACACGCGCGCAGAAGGCTGGCCTAGACCGTGAAGTCCAGGCAGAAGATGCTGATGATATATTCGAGAAGGAAGAGAGACCGCCTGAAGAGCATCTTGGATTCTAAGAAATCCGATGAGCATCTAGCAATTATTGGAGGAATATTTATGTCAAATCAAGAACCAGTCCTCCTTGGGATAAACCATGGGAAGGAATATTACCTTCATCCTTCGGATAAAAAGCATTTAGAACCCTATCTTTGTTGGAGAGTACCCGACATTCGAGAGGGTATTAGGGCCCGCCCCGGGTGGAAGATACTGGGAGCAGACTACTCGCAGATTGAAGTCCGGCTCATGGCCTGGGAGTCTCATGACGAATGGTTACTGGCCGCTTTGAATTCAGGAAAAGACATCCACTGCTATATGGCGGCGGACGTCCATGGGGTACCGTATGAAGACTTCTACTATGCTTATAAGCATAAGGACCATTCCCTATACCATAAGTATTATGGCTGGCGGTCGGAAATCAAGACAACCACATTTGGTGTGCCGTATGGAGCAGGGGCTAAGCAAGTGGCCAAGCAGATCAATAGCTCTCGTAAGTCAGGAGATACTTCCCCTCTCTTCACTGAGGAACAGGCACAGCAACTGATTGATGATTACTTCAAGAAAGCCAAAGGGTTGAAGAAGTGGTTGGACAAGCAAGGGAAGCATGCTCTGACCAAGGGCGAATCCAAGTCCCTGGGTGGACATTATAGGTTCTATCAGCTACCAAAGGAAGGCAATGATGACTATGAGGAGCGTACCGCACAGATTGAGCGGTGGTCTGGCAATCATCCGATCCAAGCTGGGTGTGCTGACATGCTCAAGATGGCTGTGGGCAAGATCTACTTGGATCTCCGTGGGGGGATTTCCTCAGGGCCTCTCGTTCACGAAGGTCATTTCATCCTGTTTGTCCACGATGAGCTCGTCCTTACTGCGCCAGACAATGAGGCACCACCTGTCAAGAAAATCATGATTGATGGCATGCAGTGGGCTTATGAACAGCTCATTGGCACCAAGAACATCATTCATGAGACGGACGTCACGGTCAATGACTATTGGGAAAAAGGCTAACGACGTAGGTTGGACTAGGGCAACAATTTATTTCTTCTGCTGGTACCAAATGTTCAAGCATCGTATGAAATATTTGACCAGTCGGAAGTTGTCATGACATCGGCCAGACCTAGGATTAGGCAAGCCTGGTTATGGAATATCCTCTGTGCCTTCTGCTGGCATCAGAGGTTTCGGATGCTCATCAAGAGGCGAAAATGATATACTGTGCCGGTGGCTGGAAGACTTGGGTATCTGTCATGGTGTTTTGTACTTGTTGGCATTTCAAGTATAGAGTCAGAATCAGAAGAAGGAAGCTACCTTATGGGAGCTAGATTCGCTGGTAAGGATATCATCATTGAGGCGTTGCGGCAGCAGTTGGGTTATAGCATATCCAAAGCCGAGAGGGTGACGAATGCCTTCGTTGCTATCTTGAAGAAGAACCTTGGTCAGCACAAGATTGTTGAGCTGGAAGGCATCGGTAAGATTTATATCATCAAGCGCGCGAACGCCAAAGTGCGCTGTAAGGAACTCAACTTGAAGCACGTGGGTCCGACGATCATTACACGCTATAAGAAGTATGAGATCCATTGGAAGTGCGTTGCACACTGGGAGAAAGAGGATGAGTAAAGGTGGTATGAGTTGCAATCCTTTTGGTGGCAATCCAAGCCTTGCCACATTCGACGAAGACGTCATGATGGCTCTTCACCGCCACGAGATCTCGATAGATCAGGCATTGGCTTTGAGGATCATCAAGATGTCCGCTCGGGACTATCTTTATTTCGGGCTCGGCAAGAACGGCATCACGCCGGAGAAGTTCATAGAAGCTTATAGATATCTTTACCGGGAGCGCAAAGTCGATCCGGGAATGCCAGCAAACATAAAGGCCAAGTGTTTCGAAACGCATTACGAAGATTCTGGTATGGCGCCGGCAATGAAGATAGATACCTTCCTGAAGAATCTGAAGGAGAAAAGACTTGCGATCATCAACGCCAATCGACAGCAAATCGATACGTACATGGATGAATACCGCGACCAGGAGTGGAAATCTCTTCACCGCGGGGAGCGAAAGGGTAAGTATGATCTCCCTCGGGTCGGGATTGTTTCGCTGCTTGTTGCTCCGGAGGATCTCAAGGCGTTTGGAAGTTTGTATCTCTACGGACGACGTGTCCCAGGGATGGCTAAACCACATTTGGCGGAGCGGCTATCTAAAAGACTCCGGAGCCCGTCCAAAGCATTGATTTATAAGAAGTTATTGTTCTAAGGAGGATTGATGAACTGGATAAAACTATTTTGGATCGGTGGAGGAATTGTGTTAGCCTGTCTATTGGACTTGGCTTACATGTTCTGGTCGCGATCCAACCCAGGACATAACTTTCACCGGGCCGGTTGGCAGGCCAGCGGATTAGGTAAAGGCCACTACGATGTCCTTGGAGCAGCTCGTAATTATACTAACCACAAATACGGCTATAAGTAGGAGATTAGTATGATTATCTATTTGATAACAAACAAGTTGAACGGAAAGATTTATGTTGGGCAAACCGTTCAGAGCTTGGAAGAAAGATGGTATGGTCACTGCCACCAGAAGTGTACGTTTCCGATTGATCGCGCCATACGCAAACATAGTCCAGAAAACTTCACGCGAGAAGTAATAGCCCACGCAAATACACAAGAGGAACTTGATTATCTTGAAACTTATTTCATTATAATATATGATGCTCAAAATCCGGAAGTGGGGTATAATCTGGCTGACGGTGGACAACGAGGAGCGAGAGGTTACAAGTGGACAATCGAACAAAGACAGAAGCAATCAGAGAGATTGAAAGCAAATCCTTTGCGTTATTGGGCTGGGAAGAAACGTTCGCCAGAAACTTGTAAGAAGATTAGTGAAGGTCAGAAGGGCAAGAAGGCAACGAAAACACAGCTCAAAGGTTTAGAGAAAGGCTGGAATGCTAAGAAGCCAAAATCGGAAGAGCATAAACAGAAACTTCGAGAGGCTCGTATGAAGCAAGTTAATCCATGGATTCAGCACAGATTGAATGAAGAAGTAAAGCTGGGAAAGGTGTTTCACGGATGAAAAAGGTAGAAGGCCAGACAGGACTTGACTTTGATTTTGACACCGAGGTAGAAGTGCTAGATGATACTCAACCGGCTGCCGTACTCCCGCCTGTTCAGTTTGAGCAAGTGGCTGCGGTCAAGAAAGTTCATAAGCCTAGTGCGCCGCCACTTTCCATCTCAGATGCTCCCTCCGTTACTCTTCACAAGGGTGGCGGCAAGATTGTTATCACCCCGAATGACATCCAAGCAGCCGTAGCTCTTCTGGAAATCAGGGAGCGTATTGTGGCATTGTCCAATCCGATCCAGACTATTGATCGGCAGATACTTCGCATGCAATTGTTGCCTGATGTTACGCCGGATGACTTTGCCAAGGCTACTCGTGCTTGGAGCTTAGTGGGACAGAAGGTAGAAGCTCATCCTATGGGGCGGCTGTTGGCGCGCTATGGATTAAAGGTCACCGTCTCACCCAGTCTGGCAAACTGGGTCAAGAAGGAAGAGAAGCGTCTGGTAAAAGAACTGACACCCTTCCTGCTGCCGGACTTCAAGGATGAACGAACGTTGTTCGAGAAAGTAGAAGCCGGGATGGTCCTGAATTGTATTAAGGACTTCTTCGTTGATAAGGTGATGATATTCCAGAAAGGTCAGCGCTATCAGATCGTTGATACCGCGCGCGGAGGCGATAGCGGAAACAACGGAGAGCAAGAGCATCAAGATGGACTGGTGAAGATCAGTAAGATCCCTATCACGCCTGGCTGCCGGATTACCCTGGCAGATGAAACAG